GGCCACTTGTCATAATTGCACCAAGCGTAGCCTGCATGTTCTTCATTTAGTTTAGGAAGAAACTCTTTGCCCACGATCAACACATAGGTGTTGTATTGAAAATTCTCATCATTGCTGGTGAACAATTCTAAAGGGATTGTTTTCTTTATGGTAGGTGTTAGTCCTACTTCTTCGTGTATTTCTCTATTCAATGCTTCGTAGGCAGTGCTGTCGCTAGGTTCTTTCTTACCCCCGACCAGGCCCCAGGTGCCCGCAGTCTTGCCCTGTGTGCGTAATAGAAATAAAAATCGTTTGGTATCTTCTGCTAGGAATAACCCGCCACTACAGACTATTTGATTTAGAGAATTAGACGCCATGTTGCCTTATCATATATACCTTCAAAACTCTTGGACCAGCTGAAGCCGTCCCACTTATATTGTACACTCGTATAAGCATTAGTTATGTAGGTAACAGAGGTAACTGCGGTAGAATCGAATATAACAGTCCAGGCTGAGCCGTTCCATTGTATAATGTCATTGGCCGCGGCTGCAAAAGAGCCCCAAGCGGCTGTGTCTGTAGGAATGTTTTCTAATATGAGATATCGTGTGCCTGTGGCCACATTGTTAGGAACAAATGTCTCAGGATTAATGATAGCATCAACTGTGCCTCTACCATCGATAACAGTATTTCCTGGAACAGTATCTTGATCAAAAGTCAACATCATGCGAGCATCGTTGGTAGGATCTAATCTCATAAATGCAACAATTTCATTACCGGCAGGAGTTGTTAATCTCAATTGACTTAGCCCTGCTGTGAATTTTCCTGGATATAGATCCAAGACCTTGTACCAAGAACTGACATTTCTAGGATCGTTTAGATCTAAATCTGTGCCAACATTTTCTTCATTGATAACCAAGCTGGCAACATTGTTAAGCACCAGTAGGTCAAAATTGCCTGGAGTAACAACCACAGTGGTCGCAGGTGTGCCAAACGCATCAACAGCATCTAGATTCATATATTCAGATTCGATTGTGCCTTCGGGTAGTGTAAACACATTGGTAATAATTTTTGTAATAATGCCAAGTTGTTTAACTTTAGCAGGAGGTGTGATCCAAACAGGTGCAGTAAACACCATGTTCAAGATATCGATGTCTTGTTCAATGCCTTGTGGAATTTGACGACTGCTCCACGCTCCTTGCTCAGTAAGGGTAAGGACACTTAGACTGGTCCAGTCTAGATAGTTGTCTGTGGTCTGTAGATCTAGTGAAGGGTTAAACAACACAGCGATCTGTTCCCATATTTGAAACTTTTGTTCAGTGTTGGTTGTCCATATATCTGCGGCAAAAGTAACCATATAGGGGCTAGGCATAATACGCTCTATGGTATAATTTGCACCTTGCGTATTGAGATATCTAACCTGTCCTGTTATAGGATCAGTTTCTGTGTCGCGCTCTCTGATGTTAATTTTACTAACAAAGTCGGGCTGTTGTAATCGCTTTTGATCAAATTTAAGATCTTTGATATAGCAACTGATAAATGGCGCACTAGGTACAGTATTCTCACTGTTCTTTTTTAGCAAACTTCCAACTTGTCTACTCATGTCTCCGTAGCGTGCCGGCACCTGAACAATATTTCCTCTACCATCTTGATAAGAAAAATTGCTCATCAGGCGAATAAATTGAGTAATATATCGGCGCATCTGGCCGTCGTAGAAAAAATCAGACATTTTAATTATCCGCCTTTGGTTTTAATACTTTGCTCAATGCTTGACGCTCTGGTACAACTTGACCAGCAATCGTAGATGTATTGTTGTTATTGATAAATGTGCCTTTTTGTGTAAGTTTGATACTGTGTCCTGCAAATGTACCTGTTGACACATCCTGATGACCAAAGTTATTCATGGTCATTCTTACATTCTCATCAAAGCGTACCCAAGACTTCCCATCAAATCTAAACAACACATTGGGCATATAATCTGTTCTTAGATAAAATGCACCTCTTGCAGGATTTGCTGGAAATGCTATTCCTTGGCCAAATGGAGCACCGTTTGGTGGTACGCCATTGCCTGTATCATAGCCTATGTAGATATTTTTATTCGGACTGCGCAGTATCATACTGGCATCCATGATGGCCTGATCTGTGCTGGCATCAACATCGGCACTAGTTGTATCTGCTACATCTATCAGGCCAGAGTCTAGTGTAGGAATCACATAATATTGATGTGTGTCATAGCCGCTACTAGGGGCATCGGCTTCTGCTTGAGCAATAATTTGATTGTTAATTTCAATATTTTTGTTATAGGTGCTTAGTAGATCGCGTAGCGTACTGCCATCTCCGGCACCGCTATCAGCATCAAGTATTTGACTGAATTCTTGACTATCTACCAACGGTACACACTTTGCTCTTAGCAAGTGCGGATACCATGTTTGACTAAAACCAGCGGCAGGACGATTTACATCTTGCACAACATAAAATCTTTTTAGAGCTACAAGATGATCATCTAAGGCATATTCGTCTTTTAGGTGAGGTAATTCAATTACATCACCAGGCATGATTTTTCGTGTTAACATATCTACTGTGTTCTTTAAGTGGAACATGATAAAAATGTTATCATTGTTTAGAAATAATCCAAACTGACTTAGATTAAAATCCAAGTCCTGCATGGTATAGATACCGCGCATTATATAGACGTCTGGCTCGTAGGATCTATCTCTGTTTTCCATGAACAAGACATCCTGTATTCCCAGTTCAGGAATAGGCGCGGCTGAATTGTCGGGAGTCGAAGGAGTTGCAGTTCCTGCAGAGGGAGTAGCTGTTCCTATGTATTTGTGTACATAGACATCAGTTCCGCCAACTTGAAACTGCTCATTGATTACACGATCTAGAAACTTGTAATCCGGGCCCTTTTCTGGTTTGTATAAAGATAGTCTTGGCATAGTATAGTATTTATAGCTAAATATTAACATGAACGATACTGAAAACGAACGCCAAAAAGTTATAGAATATATCAAGGCCTTTTTAGGCAATGGTATGGTTGATGTTGAGTTGGATCCTATCCACTACAACACCGCTATAGATAGAGCTCTAAATAAATTCCGTCAACGCAGTTCAAATGCTGTAGAGGAAAGTTTTGGGTTTATTACTCTAGCCGTTGATACCAACGACTATGTATTGCCCAAAGAAGTTATTGAAGTTCGTCAGTTATTCCGTCGTAGCATCGGGTCGCGTAGCGGTGGCGGCAATGGCGGCAGTTTGTTTGAACCGTTCAACTTAGCATATTCTAACACTTATTTGTTAGCCAGTACAAACATGGGTGGCCTAGCTACTTATTATGCCTTTGCTAGTTATCAAAAGCAGGTTGGTAAAATGTTTGGTAGTGATGTTAATTTTACCTTTAACAAAACAAGCAAGTTATTGACAATTATGCAACGCCCACAAAGCGAAGAAGAATTGCTAGTATGGATGTATAATTATCGTCCTGACTTTAATCTACTTCAAGATCCCTATGCCAGCCAATGGTTAAGAGACTATAGTTTAGCCGGATGTAAAGTTATCCTAGGTGAAGCTCGCGAAAAGTTTGGCACCATTGCTAGTCCACAAGGTAGTACCACATTAAACGGAACTGCTCTAAAGAATGAAGGCAAGGCCGAAATGGAAACACTAGAGCTAGATCTAATCAACTACAAAGAAGGCGGCACGCCTCTAACTTTTGTAATTGGCTAATAAAAATTTGACATCGTAACTTAAATGTAATAAATTATAGTATCGTCTAAGGGGATGCTATGATTATAGGTGTGTGCGGTTTTATTGGTTCAGGCAAAGATACTATTGCCGATTATCTTACTAACTTTCACGGTTTTCGACGAGAATCGTTTGCCAACAGTTTAAAAGATGCTGTATCAGCAGTGTTTGGTTGGGATAGAACTATGCTAGAAGGCCGCACAAAACAAGCTAGAGAATGGCGAGAACAAGTAGATCCATGGTGGGCAGAACGACTTGGCATGCCACATTTGACTCCGCGCTGGGTGCTACAATATTGGGGCACAGAAGTTTGCCGCAATGGTTTCCACGATGATATGTGGATTGCCGCATTAGAAAACAAACTTCGTAATAGCAAAGACGACATTGTTATCAGTGATTGCAGATTCCCTAATGAAATTGCCAGTATTAAAAATGCAGGTGGTATTGTTATTCGTGTGCGCCGTGGGGATGAACCTGACTGGTATAAAGATGCCGAAGATATGAATGCAGGTGACCATCATATGAATTGGATGCTGGCAAAAACTCGTATGGACAAGTTAGGCATTCATGCTAGTGAAACAGCATGGGTTGGATCTAAGTTCGATGCCGTGCTCTACAACAACGGTACAATTGACGAATTATTTGATCAGGTTAGAAATCTGGTTGCAGATCCCCTTGACGCCAACGAACGCCCTCTTTATGTAGGACTCGTTGACAGTTTGCACACACAGTCTTAAGATTTGTATAACGACAGTTGGTTAAATCTCCATCTATGTGAAACACATTAAAAGTTTCTGGATGCAGTGATTTAAAACCGCATTTATCACAGGCTGATTTTTTCTTATAACCTGCTAGAGCCCATAGAGGATTACCATCTTTTAATCCTCTAGCACAATGGTCACATTTCGTTCTATAGAACGCACGACCTTCTTTATAGTAGTTTATTGCTACTGGTCTTTTGCCACAAGATTTACATAAACTTCTCATACCTGCCCTTTTAGCGCCCTTTTCTAATTGTATTTAACCAGTATTTTTTCGATCCATTGGCTAAATAAAACAAAGTAATCCAATTAGGAGATTGAATATGGCCACATTAGGTTCACCAGGCGTACAAGTACAAGTTATCGACGAGAGTTTTTATACTCCGGCAGCTCCGGGCACAACACCGTTGGTGTTTGTTGCTACAGCAGAAAACAAAAAGAATGCATCAGGCACAGGTATCGCTCAAGGTACACTTGCCGCTAATGCAGGTAATGTTTATGTTATCACTAGCCAACGCGATTTAACTGATACTTTTGGTACACCATTATTTTATACTGACAGTAACAGCAAT